AGATATTCCAGAAGCGGATGCCGTTGCGCTTGAAGAGCGTGGGCCAATAGAGCCATTCGGCGAGGCCGCGGCCGTATCGCTCGTCATCGTCCGAGCCGCCCATGGTGAAGACCCAGAACTTGCGGTCCGGCATGATCGTGCCGAGGCCACCGACCGAAGTCAGGAGGCGGAGCCGGTTCTCAGCATCGAAACGGAAACGGCGCGCGTGGCGAACCTTGATCCTGTCGATATCGATCAGGCCATCGCGCTCGGCCCACATAACCTCTGCGACCGCGATGCCGTTGGGGATCGCATAGAGCATCTTCTGCGTGATACGATCCCAGCCAATCCGCGCGACGGTGTCGGCGAAACGATCGGAGGCCTCGACCGATCGCGGATCCTTATCATCTCCGGGCACCACGCTCCAGTTGCGCGAAATGACGGCGAGGAAGCGTTGCTGCAGCGTGGAATAGACCTGATCGTCCTGCAGGATGCGATCATAGACGCCCCAATCGACCGCGCCGCGAAGCCGCGGATCGCGCGGCTCCTGCAGCCCAGTGAGAAAGGGGCGCGTGATATCCTTGCCGTCAGCCGTCGAAGCGATCTCGGCGAAGAGTTCGGCCTTCGTTGCGCGAGGAGCAGCAGCGCGGCTGCGCTTGCTGGTGGGAGCGATCATAGCTCAAATCCTTCCGATGAATGGCGAGTGACGGAGCCGAAGCCGCGGTCGGTGATCTCGAACTCGCCGGATGTACTGTCGCGGGCGCCGGTCCCTCCGAACTCGATGTCGCCCGGATCCTCGTTGGCGGCAGCGACGAGGTGCATGCCGGCGATCGCGGTGTCGCCGTGGCGCTTCACGATCTTGCCGTCCTCTCGCGCAGTGGCGGGACGCTCCGGGATCTTGGGGATGCCGCGCACCTGCTTGATCATGCGGAAGTCGTCGAGGACGCCTTCGTCATGGGGGATAATAAATGTGCGGTCCTCGATCCCCGATTTGAGCAGGGGCATATATTGGAGGTAGGTCTTATCGGTGGCCATCACGGCCTCGATCACGTCGAAGCCGTAGAGCTGCTGCATTTTCTCAGCGAGCGCCGAGCCATTGCCGCGCCCGTCCATCTTGCCGCCTGCGAAATGCGGGACGCGATCGATCAGCCACTCGACGACGAACTCCTGATCGGAGAAGGGCACATTGCGCATCTCCAGCGTCAGGCGGGCGTGCAGCCGCATCATCTCGTCATGCTGGCCGAACATGATCGGCGAGACGTCACCGCTGCGCGCGAAGTCCTGCCCCATGAAGGTTCGGCGCGTAGGATCGAAGGCATCGAGCCAAGGCTTAATCTCGTCGTCGAGAAAGTCCGTCAGCCACGAGCGGCGCGGCTTTTCCCCCCAGCGCTCGAACCCATCGGGACAAGCGAGGCGAACGACGGGCAGCTCCTTCGACATCGCTTCGAGGATGGTTGCGCGTGCCAGATAGGTGCCCGTTCCTCGGGCGGGGATTACGTCCAGCTCTTCGTCGGCTGCGCTGCCATATTTCTTGCGGAGATCGGCCTCCCATTTAGCTTCGGCCTCCGGCGACCAATCCTTGCCCTGGACAAGGCAGATGCGCTGATAGAGCCCTGCGGCGAGCGCATCCTTGAGGGTGATGCGCTGGACGTGTCCGCCGCGCTTGCCCGTACGGATCTCTTCGACCAGCGTGTTGAAGAAATTATCGGTGCCGTCGTGAGTGGAGATGACGATCACTCGGCCGCCCCACATCAGGGCGGCGAGGATCGCCTTGATCAGTTCCTCCAAATTATCGTGAAACGCCGCTTCATCGATAATGAAGATGCCCTGCTTACCGCGCACCGATCGCGGGCTGGAGGGCAGCGCCACGACGGCTTTGCCGGACGCAAAGTCGACCCGGAACGCCTTGACCGACTTCCCGGCCTCGCCCTTGATCAGGAAGCCACCCTGCGCCTCGCGGACAACGACGTCATCGTGATAGTCGCCATCGCGAGCGTCGACGAGGACATTGCCCTCGGCATTGAGATAGCTGCCATCCTCGCGGCGAACGACGAGATCGACCTCCTCGCTCGGGAGCGAGACGCGGACCTCTTCAAAGGCGGTGGCAAAGTCGGCGCAATAGCCGATGAACTCGCGCGCCATGTCGAGGTTGTAGCCGACGTAATAGACGTTCTGAGCGCCGTTCGCGAGCGACGCGGCGAGGACTGCCAGAGGCGAAACGCCATAGGACAGGCCGATACGCCGCGACTTTTCAACCACAAGAAAGTCGTGCTGTTCGGAAAGCTCGATCGTTTCCTGCTGATAGGACAGCAGGATCGACGGCGCCTGGGAGGTTACGTCCGGCATCGACGCTTCCCCTTGCGCAATTTCGCGGGCCGCAGCCCGCGCACTGTCGGTGCGGGATCGAACCAAGGCACGTCGCCGGCGACGATCTGGTCGATCAGCGCGCGCCCCACTTCGAGACCGGACAGCCCGTCGAAGGTGACAAGATCGACATGGGGCGTGGCGTGACCGGTCTGGCGGGGCCGAAGGTGATTGGAGACGCGCATATTCCAGGCGCGGCCGTTCGGGGCCGTCATTTCGAAATGGAAGCTACCGGACGCGCGGACGCGGCTGCGAGAGATCTTGCTGATCGTGAACCCCGCGCCGATTGCATATTTGCGCAGATCGAGCGTGAGCTGCACGGGTGCGGGCGCAGGGGCCTTCCCGACGTGGCGCCCGACGAAGCGGCTGAACGGCTGGGGCTGATCGGCGGTGCCGCTCACTTCGCCAGACCCATGATCTTTCGGCGGATGTAATCGGCCTGGTCGCCGCCGACCCCGGCCTCGCGCATCGCATCGGCGGCGACGTCGGCCGCCTTGGCGCGCTCGCTGGTGCGGATATCTTCCTCGAACGAGCGCTTGTCGCGCATCGCCTTGATCACCCCGTTGAGGGCACGAACGAGCTTTGCGATGCGATCGGGATTGGCGGCCTCGTCCTCGTCGCCCATAGCGTCCATCGCGCGCAGGACTTCGGACTGCGCGCGATGGATTGCGATGTCGACCAGCTCGGTATCGACGCCGCTGGGCAGGTGCTTGCGCATCGCCTCGCGGACGGCGCGGTCGCGGATGATCGTTTCGACGAGCGGGCGATATCGGTTGGCGTAGCGGCCGACTGCGGAGCGCGAGACGCCATATTCTGCGACCGCCTCGTGGATGTCGTCGATCGAGTGCTCGCCCTCGGCGATCAGCTTCTCGACGGCAGCGCGAAGGGCCGGGTTTTTCTCGATGCTGGAGCGAGGAGCCATATCACTCCCCCGTCTTGTGGCGGTAGACGCCCTCAAAAATCATGGTGCCCGCGGCGGCCGCGCGCCCCGCGCTGGTCGACGACACGACGACGAGGGCGGGATAGTCCTGCAGCTTGAGCAGATCGCGCTCGGCAAGCCAGCGCAGCTCGGTCACGACGTCGGGACCGCCGACGCGATGCCCCAGCTCGTTGAGTAGGACGGTAACGGTGTCATCGTTGACCTCGCCGCCTACGTCGGCGACGAGATCGAGAATGGCGCGGCGGATGATCGGCTGGATTGCGGCGTGGATCATCGGCCGCCTCCCGATGCCGGCAGCGCGAGCGCCTGCAGCCACTGGCTCTGCGAGCCCATGTGCCGCTCGATGCCTTCGATGCTGCCTTCGAGCCTGCTCAGCCGCTCGATCGCGTTGCCGATCTTGTCGATCACCTGGGCGCGGGTCGGTTCGCTGTCGATGTCGCCATCGATCTCGGCGACCTTGAGTTTCAGCAGCGCGACCTCGGTTTCGAGGGCCGCGATCTTCGCCTGCGCGGTCGCGAGCGCCTCGACGCCCGCGAACTTGGTGCGCAGCCACAGCAGCCCGATCGCGAGTAGGATCGGCGTGATCGTCGCGGCGATCGGCCAGACGATGGTGGCTTTCGCCAGCAAGGAACTCATGAAACCCCCATGCAAAAGCATTTCAGCGACGCCGAAAGGCGTCGCGCGTGGGGTCACATTGTCAGGGTTAAAGTACTACGGCCCCCGTCCGCTGACGGACAGTCGCGTCCGATATCGACACAAGAAAACGTAATCGGATCGTTTGGTTGGAGGCGCTAAAGTCGGCATTTTGCAGATTTCCCAGTTCCTGATACAGTGGTTTCGGGAAATGCGAGAGGGGAAATTATGAATAGGCTCATTATTGCGCTGTTCGTTATTTTTGCAGCGGCGCCTCAAATATCGCTCGCGCAGGATATCACCTGCACCAATCCAGGCAAAAAAGTCTTCAAGAAGAAGGCCGATATCAAGGCGCCGGATGAGACGCGGACGGTGGGAGTAAAAATTCGCTTAAATGGTGTACTTGCTGACGTTCCCGACACAAAGCCCGAATGTTTGCCTATCTCACTTCGGTACAATAATCCGGGCGCGCTGCAGACAAGAAAAAAGGCTGGGTATTGGGACGGGCAGATCAACAAGGACGCCAAAGGCCACGCCGTTTTTAACTCATTGGAAGATGGCATCGCTGCTTGGGCGCTTTGGCTGCGGACCCGCGTAACCACACGGCCTAATCTTACCGCACGAGACATGATGAACATATACGCGCCCGCAAACGATTGCATCGGTACCGTACAAAAGCTTGCAAACGGGAAGTGCCCACCAGGGTTTCCGTTAAACCCGACCAAGGAATATGCGGAACGCATCGGCAAAGCCGTTGGCAAAGGTCCGGATGAACCTCTAGATCTGCGCTGGAATGATTGCCTCGAACAACGCACTGGCCTATTCGCCGCATTTCGCGAAATAATGACGTTCGAAGCAGGTTCGGGTTTCTGCGGAAAAGGAGGCTGTAGCGTAGATCGCGCGACATTTGAGCGAGCGGTCGACAGAGTGGCCGGCCCGATCGATTGGTCGCGCTGCGGGCCAGAAGCCCGAGAACGATATCTCGAAGACATTTAGCTGCCGCCTCGGACGTCATTGGCACCTTGAGGCGTCAGTGATCGCAAACATATCGATCTGGCGCGGATCGTGTCGCGAACGCTTAGGAACATAGGGTACGGCCTCTTCGCCTTCGGTGGTCGAGTTGACGAGGTGGCTGAGATAGCTCCGCGACGTGCGAAGGATCGGCGCGGCCTCGGCGACCGTCATCGTCTTCGCGCGGATCGCGGCGATCACGCCTGCGCGGCGCGCCTCGTTGAGCGCCGCTCTGGCAACCGGAACGCGAAGGACGTTCCCGCCGTAGATCTGCGAGATGATGGCTGCGCCTTCGGTGCCGATGACGTCGGCCAACCGGTTGCGGCTTGGATCGCTCGGCACTTGGACTTCCTGCCCGCCGAGCTTGTCCACCACGAGCAACGTCCGATAGGCGCCGATATGGGCGGCCATCTCCTGCATCTGGCCGGTCCATTTGGTGGTGACCGGCGCGTCATGAGGGATCGGCAGCTCGTCGATCGTGCAAGGGCGGTCGAGCTTCATAGCAAACGCCCTTGCCGTTGCCGCGCCAACCATTCGTCGCGATGCTTCGGGCAGAGATCCTTGTCCGGCGCGGGGCTATGGGTGCATCGGTCGCACAGCGGCCTGTCGCAAGTGCCGGTAACGGTCCCGGCCTCGACCAGCGCATATTCGTCAGCGCCGGGGATTTTCCAATCGCATAGCAGCGTGGCGGGCCGACCGCAGGCGCACTTCTTCCGCGGCTGTCGGGGACCGCAGACGATCGCCCGCGCGCCGTTCGGGAGCTGCATGGGCGTGCAGGTCACAGCGGCTGCCCGTGCTTGGCCAGATGGCGGCGATATTTCTTGCCCAGCTCGCGCAGGCCCTTGTCGAGTTCGGCCGCGTTCAACGTCCATTGCGAGAGTGTGTGGCGGCCGACGCAGGCGCCGATCCATTGGTAGAGGGCAAAGCGGTGCATCAGGCCTGCCGCGTCGAGCTTGATCGCCAACGCAGAGAGGACGGCGTGCCGATCGGCCTCGGCCTGGGTGAAGGGCGTTCCCGCGGCCGTCTTCACGCCGGTCGCGACGACGCCTTCGAGCTGCTCGGCCGACCACCACATCACGCCCTCGCGCTCGAGCCACGATTTGAGCGCCTCGATCACCGAGGGCGCCAGCTTGTGGTCGACGAAGTTGATGTGCTGGACGTGTGCCTGCCGCTTGATGAAGGCGTTCAAGGCGTCGTCATCGACGCGCTCGATCGCGCCGATCCAGTAGAGCGACCACCATAGCGCGCGGATCTTGCCGATGACGGGACGCTGGTTTTTCGGGCCGGTCCATCCTCGGTTGAAATGGTCGCGGAGCTGCGTCAGCTCGGCCGCCGACATCTCGGTGAGCGATGCCTTGCCGATCTTCTCCAACTGGATCTCGCGCCGCGCATCGTCGTCGATGCCTAGGCGGCTGCATGCGGCCATCACAGCGCGGATCAGCGGCGAGCCCTTCGACGGCGCCGGGCGGGGTGCGCGTCGGGCG